AGTTTGCCATCTCCGTCATCTCCTCTTTTTTGTGTAGTCGATCTCCCGGATGTAGGGATGCCGCACGGCAAACGGCACCGTCGCCTCGCCAAAGATCTCGCGCAGCGCGCCGTCGAGCTGCTCCTGCATGTAGTCCTGCTCCGGCCCCGGGCGGAAGGCTGGTCCGAACTCCTCCTTGAGCTCGTTGAGCCTCGTCAGCAGACGCACGATGCGCTCCCGGCCCCATACATCGTCGCCCATCGCCTGCTTATCTCGCAGCGCCACGCACAGCATGTCGTGCACGATCTGCGCCCCGGAGTCCAGCCCGATATCCAGATAACGCTGCCGGTCCCGCTGCACCCGCTCCGCATAGCTATTGCCCATCCTTGGCCTCCTGTCCGCAGCTGTCCGCCATCGTCCGCGACGTCTCGTCCCATGCCCTGCGATCGGCGATCTGCCTTGTTTCCTCGTATAATCTCTCCAGTCTTTCTCGCGCAGCCAGCTCCTCGTCCTTCCTGTCCTGGATGCGGTCGCCGTTTGTCACCGGCTCCGGAGCAGCCTCCTTTGCTGGGCTTCCCAGCCATTTTGCCTTGCAAACGTCGCATCCGATATCGCTCCCTTGGCAAAACTCATACGGGATCAGCTCGCAAAGGTTGTCTCCAAACCTCGATCTCGCCAGCTCCGCATCCGTCATCGCACGGAGTCGGTCGCCGTTTGTCATGGGCTTCGGCGCGGCCGCCTTTGCTGGGCTTCCCAGCCATTTTGCCTTGCAAACGTTGCATTCGATATCGCTCACTCGGCAAAACTCATACGGGATCAGATTGCAAATAGCTTCTCCAAACTTCGATCTCGCCAGCTCCTCGTCCGTCATGGACCGGATGCGGTCGCCGTTTGTCATGGGCTTCGACGCGGCCGCCTCCTGCGCGGCCCACCGCTGACCGGCCTCTGTCATAGGCCAGCGGTCCGGCACGGTGACTTTGACCACCACGTCGTCCGGCTTTTCCGGCTCTGGCTTGTCCTGGCATTCCTGCAGGCTGCGGGCTGCTTCCAGGAGCAGCAGTCCGATATTGATATCTCGATACACACTCCCATTGGCCCTTAGGCCTGTTCCCGCCAGCGTGCGCCCGGCATCGGTCAGCATGTTGACCAGATCGGCCCTCCACTTCGCTTTTACCGCCCTGTCGATAGCCTCGCTAATCATTGTCGATCCTCCTTCACGAGTTTCCCGCCCATGCACCACCGGGGCAACGTCGGCGGCTGGCATTTCCGCGATTACCCGCTTTGCATCCGTCATTGTGGCCAGTCTGTTGGTCACTTCCACCTTGGTCAGGCGTGCTATCGCCATGTCTCGGCTTATGTAATCACCCATTGTCAGTCCTCCTAAAAAAACCGCTGCTGGCCTGCCAAATCTCCGCGGCGCTCCTGCTCCATGCGCTGCCTCTTGTACTCGTTATACTTCTCCCGGTAGCGGTAGCTATCCCCGAAGATCGCCCACGCGGCCCGGACTACGTTGGGCTCATACGGCCGGATCCGCTCCAGATCCGCTGCGGCGCGGGCAGAGATCGCGCAGCCGCAGCACCCGGTGCGCTTGAGCCCATAGACCTCGTAGGCGTCCGAGTACCGCAGCCCGTAGTACTCCTTGTACCACGCCTTGTCTGCGTCAGACACGTAAAACAGCGGCCGCAGCCGGAATTTCCCGCTTGTCGTCTCCGCAAAGCACATGCTCCCGCTGATTCCTCTGTGCCGGATGACTCGCATACCGCCCTCGGCTCGCCGTTCCCCGGTGATTAACATGTCATACTGCTTTTCGATGGCATGGGACGGTTGCTTTTTACATATATCGCAGCACTTGTTGCTCACCCGAAAGGGGATGGGGTGCTCCCGGACAAAGTCCAGCATGTACTTGCTGCTGTTGATAACGAGTTGGATGTCCGGCCGCGGCTCCCCGGCAGAGTTGCAGCAGCACACAAAATTGATCGTCTGCTCGCAGCCCGGATACCGGGCCTTGAGCTCGGCGCGCTTCGCAGCCTTGTCCTCCGCCTCGTTGTACTCGTCGTGGATCGACAGCGGGATCTGCTTTTTCTGGAGGCCCTCCAGCCCGGCCGACATGATCTTGGATACAAACGGCTGGCCGTACTCCCTTGTTGCCTGCACGATGTTTTTCTTGGGGCGGACGGTCGTGATCTCCACGCCGTACCGCTCCGCCTGCTCTTTGACATGCCGCCTCGTCGCCGCCATCTCAAGGCCAGTTTCGAAAAAGTAGTAGTGCACCGGCGGCAGGACAAATACCTCGCGCACCTGCTCGATCAGGTGCAGCAGGATATCGCTGTCACTCCCGCCGCTGTAGCTGCACATGGTGTTGGGATGCTCCCGGAGCCGCCGTGCGATGATCCCCTTGATCGCCTCGAACTTCTGCGGGGCTTCAAAGTCCGCATACGGTGGGCGATTGGTGTACACGGAGGACCTGAACTCTCCGCTTTTAGGTTTCCGCATCTCGCATCCACCCCTCCAGTTCCTCGGTCGAGATCTTGTACACTGGCTTTATCTGATGCCAGCAGTACTCCATCTCGAGGCTTTCCCCTCGGCTCTGCTCCCAGCCGGGCAGAAACACCACGAGATCGGCTGCGCGGATCATCGCAAGGCACACGTCCATGTATACCTTGCCCGGCCAGTCCGCCGGAAGCTCCGCAGTGGACAGCACCGTGTCGGCCCTCGGCGAGCCGTAATACCACGCCGTGCTGTCCAGTCGGTCCTCGCCATCCCGCAGCAGCATCCGCTTTGCGGCCGCGAATTGTGTTTTATAGTCTTCGTCGCCGGTGATCCCACCGGCCAGATAAATTGTCACTGTTACGTCTCCTCCTTGTTGTAGGCCTCCCGCAGCCTGCGGATGATATCCCCGCCGTAGCTGCCCTCGGTCAGGTCGATAAACTCCTCGACCGTCAGCAGCTCGTCTGCCGTCAGCTTGTAGCCGTGGGCGGCGGCAAACTCTGACCGTCCCATTTCGCACGAGCCGGTCAGCTTGCGATGCCAGTCGTAATAATCGGCAGACTGGTACGCCTTGCCCCACTCGTGGGACGTTACGAACTCCTCGATGCGCTCCTCCAGCGGCATCCCCTCAAGCAGCTTGTCCCGCAGCGCCTCCATTGCCGCGCGGAGCGTTTCCCCGTGGGCGTACACCCCGCCTTGCTTGACGACGTAGCAAGGCTTCGTGGTTAGGTCTTCCAGCAGGATCCTCCCTCGTGCAATGTTTCCATGGATGATGCCGAGCATCGTCGGGATGCCGTCGATCATGTAGACGTCCTTTCCGCAAAACCTGCGGATGCCGTCGCCGAAGTCGGAGCCGCAGCCGTCGCCGAAGCCGTAGCCGGAGCCGAAGCCGCAGCCGTCGCCGGAGCCGTCGCCGAAGCCGCCTCCGGAGTCGGAGCCGCAGCCGCAGCCGTAGCCGTAGCCGGAGCCGCAGCCGGAGCCGGAGCCGTCGCCGGAGCCGCCGACGTAGCCGGAGCCGTCGCCGGAGCCGTCTCCGGAGTCGGAGCCGCAGCCGCAGCCGTAGCCGTCGACGGGGGCCGCCTGCGCGAAGCGCGCGGCATCATTTACCGTTTCCATACCCGGACCCCCGATAGGGCCTTGACGGCCCTCTCACTGCACGCGACGATCTGAATCGCGTCCGTGATGGTCATCTCCGGCACGACCACGGTAAACTTGCAGTTGGCCGGGGCTGTCACTCCGTCAACCGCTAACTGCTCCACGGCGCAGGCCCCGTCCCAATACCAGAGCTTGCGCACATTGCGCAGCTCGACTTCCTGACCGTTCCGCGCAGCGACCTGCCCGAAAAAGACGCCGCTGCGATCGCCTCTGACGATGTAATACTTGTCCATTTTTTGTCTCCTTATCATCATTTTTTTGGTTTTCCTTGCGTTTCTCGTCCGCGCGGCGGCGGTTATATTCCTTCTGGCGGGCCATCAAGGCCTCCCGATCACCCGGCACCCGCTGCGCAGGCCGTCGCGGTCAAACTCCACGACGTACCGGTTGTTTTTGTCCGGCCCGCTGCGGACCACGCCGACGCCGTAGTGCCACGTCCCCGTGCACACCGCCAGCACCCGCTCGCCGGGCTCCCACTTGTGTCTCCTCTCCATGCTGTGCAGCTCCTTTCTGATGCTTGCGGCCGGGCAGCGCCACAGCGGCGTGCTCGGCCATTTTGCGCAGAGCGGCGCGTGCTCGATCACGCGCCCCGTCGCGCCGCAACGGTAAAATTTCGCATCGCGCCCGGCGTCCTCCTCCCGGAGATACCGGCACGCGCGGCAGACGCACGTAGCCGTCACGACGCTGGGATCCTTCGTACCAGCAGCGCCGCCGCGCCCAGCAGACCGGCCCCGATCCACGCCGAGGCGCGCATCACGCACACCCCGAGGATCATGCAGGCCATCGCGGCCGTTGCCAGCACCAGCATCGCGACCTTGCGGTCCGCGTCCGCTCTGGCCTTCTTGGCCCTCTGCTCGGCCACGGCCGCCCGCAGCTCCGCCTCCCGGCATCTGCGGGCCTTCGCTCTGGCCTCCGCCTTGCGGTTCAGCTCGTCGAGCCGGGCCTGCTCGATCTGCGCCGCGCTGCTCATCCAGTTCATTGCGCTTCCTCCTGCAGCCATTCGGCCGCCCGCCTTGTGCAGGCCTCGGCCATCGTATCGTCCGCTCCGTCGTTGCGGTAGTAGAGGCAGACGCCCCGCTGGTTGTACTGGCAGCTCTTGCACCATTCGGCCTCGACGAGCGCCGCCGCCATGGCCTCCGTGCTCTCCACGAGCCTCGCAAAATTCTTCATTATTTGACATCCCTCCTATATTTGGAGAGGGCGGCAGGTATCGAGCCTGCCCTCCGCGGCTTGTGCTCTCGCCGCGGCCGTCCCTTGCGCGCCCTCAGGTCGGGCGGATCACGCGCCGCCCTCCGCGCCCTCCGGCTTGAGCCGGAGGGACTGCAGCCGTTTGTAGTTTCGCTCCATCTTCTGGATATCGAGGCCCCACGCCTTGTATGCCGCCTCAGTGTTTACATGGGTGGCGTTCCAGCATGGGATGCCCATGGCATCCATCTCCTCCTTTGCGAGAGCCTTGAGCCGGTATACCGTCCCGGCCGATGTTTCAAACAACGCTCGGATATCTTTGTTGCTCAGCTCCAGCCGCTCATAGTAGAGCCGCAGAGCCGTTTCGATATTCCGCACCTGTGGGACCCGCACTCGCCCGGTCCTCATAGCGTTCCGGCCTCGTTGGTCGTCCCGGTATCCTGCCCGGTAACGATCTGCTTGGCCAGCTCCTCTAGCATCTGCTGCTGCGCGCGGAGCTGCTCCTCCTTCTGGGCCAGCTCGGCCTCCCAGTCCCGCAGGACTCCCGCCTGCTGGTCCAGCTCGTCTTGCTTGCGCCCGATCTCCTCCCAGTGCCGCATCTGCATGTCGCGCGCGTTGCGCCACATGCGCTCCTGCGCCTCGGCCTGCCGCTGAAGCCTGCTGTGCTCCCGCGCTGCCAGAGCCTCCTGCAGCACCACCAATGCCAGCCATGCGGCCAGCGCGCAGCTCATTGCGATCCTCATGTTGTTGCCCTCCGTTCTTCCATATTTGTCATTGCGAGGAGGCCGAAGGCCGACGTGGCAATCTCTGGCCCCCGCGCTCTCTCACTCATTCCGCTTGTCCACGGCGACGATCATGCCGTAGATACAGCCTTTGACCGCCGCCATCTCCGCCGCCGTCATCTGCCCGGCCAGCGTCAGCAGCTTGTCCGTCATCTGCTTCAGGCTCTCGCTCATTTTCGTCCCCCCCTCACTCCGCGATGTACCCCATCACGATCTTGGCCATCCGCCGGAGCTGGCTGCGCGTGCGGCGCATGCGCTCGTCGGCCGTGACCAGCCGCGTCCATGCCTCCTTCTCGGCGGCGCTGTTGACCAGCTCCGGGATCAGGTTGCACCATTCGCATTCGGCGTCCTGCAGCTCCCTCCTGCACTTCCCCGATTCTGCATCCTTGGCCCGGAACTTCCGCATGCCCTCCCGGTCATTGCCCTCTGCCGGATTCGCGGTCGGGTTTGCCGTCTTCTCCGCGCCCTGCTTGGGCTTTTCGTCCCCCTGCTTTTTGGCCTCTTCCGTCATTATCCCCGTGAGCAGCGCCAGGATCGCAACGCCGCCGCCCACGTCCTTGCCCCTCAGCTCCGCGCTGTAGGCATCGAGGATCGCCGACCGCAGCTTCCAGCTCACGCTCTGCTCCTCTTTGCTTCCCGCCGGTTCCTCCGGCAGCATCTCCAGCATCAGCCGGTACTTCTCCGGCATCGCCGGGATCTCGATCTTCTTTTCGTTGTTCATTTCTTTTTCTCCTTTCTGGCGCTCATCCGCGCGCCTGTCCGTAAACCTTTCCCCGGCCCTTGTGCCGGGGCCTCCCCGGTCTTCTCGTCCGCTTGACTGTTTTGCTCACCACGACCACCTGACCGCTCTTGTCACGGTAACAGTATCGGTGCACCCAGGTCTCCATCGTTTTCTCTCCTTTCATCCCCTTACTCGTTCTCCTGCAGCTCCGCCATCTCGAACTCCGCATCCTTGTAGCCCTGCAGCTCCGCCAGCGTTTTCAGCAGCTTCGCGATCTCGCGCCGCCGCCCGGCGTAGCTCACATACGGGCTTTCGCCCTGGTACTTGTACAGGCTCTCCGCTACGGCCTCCGTAACATGCAGATCAATGCAGGTCTCGGCGACCTCCTTGTAGCTGCTCATGATGTAGGTGATTCTGACTTTCGGCATCCCCTCGCCTCCTTTCTTCATTCCTCTTGCAATCCGCTCCCCCGCGTGGTATCCTTTCCGCGAAAGGAGTTGATTGTATGTCTGATTGGGTCATCCCCTTGGTTGCCCTCGTCCCGGCGATCCTGACGGCTCTTTCCGGCCTCCTGCAGCCAGCACTGAAATCCCGTTCCGATTCCCGCGCTGCGCAGGCAGCCGCTGACCGGGAGCGCTTCGTCTCCCGCTACGATGACGCCGTCGCGCTGCTCTGCGATAGCTACGCCCGCATGTCTGAGGTCGATCGCGGGGATTCTTTCTGGCGCTTTTTGTCTGCGGCCTACCGCCTCCAGATTCTTTGCCCGGATGCGGAGCTTCAGACGCAGTTCGCTCGCATCGCGGATCTGTTTCAGCGCCAGCATTGCACTAACTGTATTACGGATGAGTGCTTCTCTGCGGCGCTTCTCATCCTCTCACGAGCATCAGCCCAAACAGGGCCAGCTGAGCCAGCATCCCCAGAAGCACCCCGCTGATCGTCAGCAGCGTCCCGCGATCGACCATGCGCCGCGCAGCGAGCACGCAAACAAACGTTCCCGCTGCGGCCGTCGTGCTGCAGAACATGATCAGCATCCCACGCATCCCCTCGCCTCCTCCCCTTTTCTCATTTCTAGGCTTTGATTGGATATTGCTTGGCTATACTATATCATTACTCAGCGCTGCTGTCAACCCCTATTTTATGCCCTAGCAATATTCTTTATTGACTTGCGCCTCCTGCTGTGCTATTCTAATTGCGAGAGGAGGTGATACCATGTCCGGCACGATCAATGACCGCATTGCGCAGGTCATCGCCGCCCAAAATATTACCCGCACAAAATTTGCTGAGGCCCTGCATCTCAGCCAGCCCTATGTGTCCGGCATCTGCACCGGCGCAAGGCAGCCCTCGGATCGGACGATCCTCGACATCTGCCGGGTCTACGGCGTCTCGGAGCTCTGGCTGCGGGAGGGGCAGGGCGAGATGTACGTCCAGCGGACCCTCCGGCAGGAGATCCTCGACCTCGCGCGCAGCCTTTCGGAGGCCCCGCCGGGCGACCTTCGCCGGGACTTCCTGCTCGCCCTGGCCGACCTCCCGCCGGAGTTCTGGCCCAAGCTGGCCGACTTTATGGAGGAGATCCTTGCCCGCCGCGCCGACGACCCCGGCAAATAGCGCAAAGCCCGCAGCACCCGCTGCGGGCTTTTGCTATACTCTGTCGGCAGCGCCGCTCTGTTCGCACTATCGGTAGCGGCGCTCAGTGAGCGCCCGGTACGCACCCATTCTTTTGCTCAAGTGCTCTGGTGCACCTCCGCACCACCGGCAGCACCGCGCGGTGCTGCCGTAACCAAAAAACAAAGCAGCCACCGGTCTGCTAACGGTGACTGCCCTGTTGCAAAAAGAAAGGAGATTTTTGTGCACTGAAAACGAAAGAAAGAATCGATAAACGCTTACTACCCTGCGCCCCTGCCTATATTATATCGCATCGTTTTCATATTCTAAACGCGAATTGCGCCGCAGCGCCCGAAGAAACTGCAGCAAACTGTAAAGCTCCGCCTCCGTCAGGTGCGCCAGCTCCCCGATCACCTCTGCCAAAATGTCCATCTTTTTCCTCCTTTTCCGTCGTAAGGGTTGCCCCTCCCCCCCCGCATTCTAGCATTTTTGTGCATTTTACACTCTGCTATTTGTGCAATGTGCCGCTTGATATCCCCTGCCGCTTTATGGTATACTCACTTTGGAAGGAGTGTTGCTTATGCCTGATTATCCATCCCCCGCTGCAAAGCGCCGCCGCATTGTGCAAAACATTGTCACAGCCCTGTCCCTGATCCTGTCCGTCGTTCTCATCATCGTCCTCGCCACCGCCGAGCCGGATAGCTCCGTTTACCAGCGCGGCTTTGATTCCGGCCATGCCTCTGGCTATGTCGCGGGGAAAAACGATGAGGCTACCCCTGCATATAATCGCGGCTATGCCGCCGGGAAAGAGAGCGGATATATCAACGGCCGGAACAAGGGCTATTGGGAAGGCAAGCAGTACATGCAGCAATATATCGACGAGCTGCAGGAAGAACTGCGTGACTACCGCCTTGCCGAGCGTGGTGCCGAATCCGGCCGGGACGTCCTTGCAGAATACTTTGCCCGCAAAGATGAAGCAGCCAGCTCTCAGCCTACCTCCCCGACCTCTGCGTCCTACATTGCCAATATGTCTACCGGCAAATTTCACCGATCTACCTGCAGTTATCTGCCTGATGTAGGGAATCGTGCCTATTTCTACTCCGCCGAAGCGGCCCGCGCCGCCGGTTATTCGCCGTGCGGGCATTGCAATCCCTGACGCACACACATCTCCAGCACGTCCAGCACCTCCCGCCGCCCCTCCGGCGGCAGCCGCAGAAACTCCCGCACGATCTTCTCCTCCGTGGCTGGCTGCCCCCCACAGGCAGCCAGCCGCATTTTCTCCGCCAGCCTTCGGATGTTATCCTGCTGCTCCCCCCGCATTGCGCGGTACCGGCGCAGGCACCACCATCGGATCCAACTCTGCATACTGCGCACCCCCTTGCGCCCTCATCGTACCACGTCCACCCGGCGCGCTTCCAGCCGCAGAACCGGCCCCTGCTTCCCGTTTCTGCGCCTGTGCGTGCCCGTTTTTGCACCAGACAGGAGGCGACACATGTTATCCGATCGCATGAATGAGATCAAGCAGAAAACCGGGCTCACCAATGCCTCTTGGGCCGAGCGGTCCGGCGTCCCCATCAGCACCGTCTCGCGGATCCTCTCCGGCGCGACGGAGAACCCCGGTTTCCAAACGGTCCTCGATCTGATCTCGGCTGCTGAGGTCCCGCTCTCGGCCGTCCTTCCGGATGGCCTTGTCTTCCCGGACTCTCCCGCTTCGCCTCCCGCTGCGGAGCTGCTGGCCGAGAAGGATCGCCGCATCGCCGGGCTGGAGCGGCAGGTCGCTTTCCGCTCGCGCTGGATGCGGCTCCTCGCCATCATCTGCACCACGCTTGTCGCCGTGCTCGCCTTTTTGCTGATTTACGACGCGCTCAGCCCCCACGTCGGCTGGTTCCGCAGTTGATGCCCCAAGGAGAGTCTGCTATGCCGATCACAAAAATACAAAAAAAGCGCGACGGCCTGCAGGGCTATCGCGTCCGCGTCAATTATACCGATCCCGACACCGGAGCCTACCGCCGGATCGAGCGCATCGTCTACGGCAAGGCCGAGGCCGCCGAGATGGAGCGCCAGCTCAGCGCCGAGGCCAAATTCCCCGCCCCCACCGCCGACGACCGCCTCACCGTCGCCGAGTTTGCCCAGCAGTATCTCAAATACAAATCGAACGAAGTGCGTGCATCCTCGCTCGCCACGCATGAGGCCCGCCTGCGCACGCACGCTATCCCATTTTTCGGCCCGCTGCGTATGCGCGCCGTCACCCCACGGCACGTTGCCGATTGGGTGTCGTCCCTGCACAGTAAGGGCCTCGCCCCCAATACCATCTCCGAGGTCTACGCAATTACAAAATCCATGTTCGCGCGCGCCGTCGAACTCCGCATCATCCCAACATCTCCCTTCGGGCGGCTCCGCTGCCGACGCAAGGCCATGCCAGACGCCCCGCAGCACGATTTCCAATTCTATACCGCAGAGCAATTTCAGCGTTTTTACGCATCGGCAGCCGCCGCCGTTTCCATTGCAAAAAATCCCATCCAAGAGCGGCAATACATGATGTTTTTCGTCGTCGCATTTTATACCGGCATGCGGCCCGGCGAAGTCCTCGCCCTTCACTGGACGGATATCGACTTCCCGGCCCGCCTGATCCGTATCCGCCGCACTTATTCCGATCGGTATGGGGAGGGGCCTGTCAAAACGGAGTCCTCTGTCCGCGATATTGGCGTCCCCGCCCCCCTTTTCGAGGAGCTGCAGGCGCACCTCCGTTTTCAGCGCGGCATGCCCGGTTTTTCTCCGGACTTCCTCGTCTGCGGCGGTCCTTCGCATCTCGTGGCGTATACTGTCCGCAGGCACAAGCTTGCCTATGCGAGCGGCGCAGGACTCCCGCAGATCCGCCTCCATGATTTCAGGCACTCTCACGCCTCCCTGCTCGTTAATAATGGCATCAATATCCAGGAGGTCGCGCGCCGCCTCGGCCACTCCAATGTCAAGGAGACTTGGGACACCTATTCCCACCTGTATCCTCGCGAGCAGGACCGCGCGATCACCGTTCTTGACACCGTCCAGCTCTCTCCTCTAACCACCCCGTGATTTTCGGTGTTTTTTCGGTGTTCTCCCTCTTATGCTCCATCTCCGAAAGCGCCGGAACCCTTGTGTTTTCAATGGTTCCGGCGTTTTTTATCCTCTCTTTTTTCGTTGATGCTCATCAACAACAACTTTTATTCATCTTTCTGTTTCTTTCTCTTTCTGCCTCTCAACGCATCTCATTTTCTCTCTTTACATTGCTCAAACTCCAACTTTCTCCGACCTCAATTTTCAAATTCTCAAAATTCTCGGTGCTCATTCGGTGCACAAAAGGCCCCGGCAGTCTCCTGCCGGGGCTGTTTTTGTGTCACTCCACGATGCACTCGTAGTACACGCGCGCCTTGTCCGGCACGGCGTCCTTGTCCTCGAGCCACGCCTTGGCGAGATCGAGGTAGAGGTCCGTCCCGGTGCAGCCGTGGTCCATGAGTACCTCGCAAAAATCGCTGTACACCGCATTCATTGCGCACCAAAATTCGACGGGGTCGCAGTCAATGCCGCGCTCGTGCATCATCTTGAGCACATGGTCCGGTGCCCACTTCGCGCCGACCGTGCCGTCGGCGTTTTTCATACCGCCGACCCACTTCTCGGCCTCCTCCCACGACAGACGGTCGTCATCGTCCTGCTGCTTCTCGAATCCGATATGCCCCATCTCCCGGCGCCCCGGCTCGCGGCTTCGGCCGCCGCCTCTCGGCTCGATGTCGTACCGGCGGCCCATCGGCTCGTCGCGGTAGCGGCGATCATAGTCGCCGTCGCTGCGCGGCGCATAGCGGCCGTCATTGTATCGCTCGCGTCCGCGCCCGTCGCGGAATCGGCCCTCCGGCCGGTCTCTGCGTTCCTCCTCGCCGCTCCCGCGGCGGTAGAACATCATTTTTGTCCTGGCGTCCATATCGTCCCTCCTTATGCCGTCGGCGCCGTGCCGTTGACGCTCGCCAGATTGCTGCTCGGCGCGCAGGCCGCGCGGCCCAGCAGCCGGAAACTGCCGCCCGTCGCGGTGGTGTTGAGCACCGTGCTGTACTTTGTCCGCGTGCGGATCGCACAGGCGGTCAACTGTGCGCAGCCGCAGCTTGTCAGCGGATACTGCACTGTCCCGCTGCCGATCGTCACCACGACCGGAGCCGTGATGGTCGCCGTCGTCGGGATCGTCTGCGCCACGACGAGACAGTATTTCTCGCCGTCGTTGTAGCTCCCGGCCGGCAGGTTGATCGTCAACACGCCGTCAGCAAACGTCACGGCCTGCGAGATCACAAGACGGCGGCACAGCTTACACACGTTGTTGCATGCCATGGTATATCCTCCTTTGCTCAGGGGCGGCAGCTGCCGCCCCGATCTCTCATCCCGTCAGAAGCAGCCGTAGCCCTGCTGGCAGCCTGCGCCGCAGTACGCCGCATGCGGGTTTTGCACCAGGTACGTCGGCTGCGGCGTCGAGTTGCCGGTCCGGCGGATCAGCTCTTCCGTGTTGGCGTCCATCGCGGCCTTGAGCACGGCGTTCTGCTCGCTCCGCGAGGCGGCCAGACGGAGCGTCTGGTTTTCCTGCTGCAGGGTCGAGATCTTGTCGTTGACCATAAAGTCCAGGATGCTGCGCGTGTTGGCGTTGGCGTTGTCGATCACGTCGCGGGCCGTGCTCTGGATGGTGTTGCGGATGTCGCAGCTCTGCGTCGCAAGGTTGTAGTTGGTGTCGGCAAAGCCTCGCTCCATCAGGCGCTGCGTCTCGCAGCAGCACTGCTGCTGTCTCGCTCCGAGGTCGCAGATCTGGCCCTGCACGCCGTTAAAGCCCTGCATCATGCCCATCTGCGTGGCGTTAAAGCCCTGCTGCATCGCGATCTGCCCGTTGAGCATGCCGGTGTTCATGGCATAGAAGCCGTCACACAGGCCGTTCTGGAGCCCGCGGATGCCGTTCTGGATCTCTGCCGTCACAAAGCCGTCGTTGACTGCCTGCCGCGTGTCGATGCCGCTGAGATACGGCACCGCCATACCGGCCCCGTTGTTGCCGTTGTTGCCCCAGTTGTTGCCAAAGATCAGGGCAAACAGGATAATCACAATCCACCACGAGCCGCCGCCAAACATATCGTTGTTGTTGCGGTTGCCGGAGTCAGCGCCCAGCGCATACCCCATGCCAAAATCATCTGCCATTGTTATATCCTCCTCAGTTATTTATGATCCCACGGGCCGCGCGCGCCCGGTGAGTCCTTGCTGCGCGGCTTTTCTCAGGATCCGCAAACCGAGTGGATATGCTTACCGACGGAAGGGCAGCCCCAGCTGCTGTGCCATCTGCTCTACCGTCGTACCGCGCTCCCGCGCGGCGTTGTCCGCCATCTGGAGGAGCTGGTTATAATTTTTGCCCGCCAGCATCTGCTGCATCTGCTGGAGCTGAGGTCCCGCGCCCATCTGCTGCAGGGCACCCAGCGGGTTCCGGCCCCGCTGCGCCATCTGGATCATCATCATGAGCGGATTCATTCTGCCGGTTCCTCCTTCTTTTCTGCGGCAGTGAGCCGCTCGCTGATGCCGTTAAGCTGCGCCTGCATCTGCTGCAGCATCGTCAGCACCGGGTCTGTCGCGGTCTGTGTGCCGTTCTGCGCGGGCTGCGGAGGCGGCGCGGGAATATACTCCCCAAAGCGTGCAGCGCCCGCCGCAGCGTCCCAGCGCTTGGTGTAGATGCGGTTGTTTTGGATGTCCGCAAACACCATCAGGCTGCCGGAAAAGTCCACCGGCGTTGAGCTTGCCTCCTCGCGGCTCGATACCATCCGGCACATCGGCCCCTGCGGCTGCAGCGGCTGCTGCCCGTAGCCTCCGTATACCGGCGGCATCACCTGATTGTACCCGGTCTGATAGGGATATGCCATTGTCTCCGCCTCCTGTCTTTGATGGATATATCATACCGTCTCAGCCTCTGTGCTGTGCCCGCTTCCGGCGCGTCTGTGCCCGCAATGTGTGCAGCCGCCGCTCGATCCCCTGCATCCGGCGGGATACCGTGCTCCGCGTCATCCCCTGCCCGAATTTGTCCTCCATCTCAAATGCGATGTCCAGCTGCGCCACCTGATCGATCAGGCAGCGCCGCGCGATGTAACTGTCCTCCTCCCCGAGGTTCGCCGCCCGGATCAGCGCCTCGACCTCCTCGCGCCGCATCCCGGCCGTGCAGCTCCCCGCCTGCATCCTGCCCTTTGACATAGTTCCCCCTCCTGTGCATAAAAATGGGAGAGGGCTTTCGCCCTCCCCCGCTGTGCGGTATTTTGTTAATGCCACGGAGCCTTGTACAGGTCCCGCTCTGCGTAGCCCTCCGCCCGGTATAGCAGGTCTTTCTGCTCCGCCGTCAGCTGCAGGCTGTTGATGAGTGCAAGGATCTTCGCCTTTTTCGATCCGCTGATTGATTTCCCGTTCGCGTCCTTGTCCGCGCTCAGTTCGGCCTTTTTCTGCCAGTACTGCATCCAGATCTTTGCGCCGATTCCGCCGCTTCTTGCCTCCGTCAGTTTGTCGTAGGTCTCCTCGCTCAGCACGGTGCTCAGCGCCCTGTAGAGGCTGGTGTCCGTCAGGTTCTGCTTGAGCAGCACGTCCACCTTGTCGTTGGTCGTGAGCTGCCCGTTCTCGCCGGTCCCCTTTGCGCTGGCCAGCTTGTCGCTGACCTTTTTGGCGTCGGTCGCGCTCAGCCCGGCCTCCGTCAGGTTGGTGTAGCGCTCCGCCTCCTGCGCAAACATCTGGTAATACTTGAGGCCGTTCCGGATCGCCTCCCGCTTTTTGCCCTTGATGTTGTGCTGGTCGAGCCAGTATGCAAACTCGGAGGCCTGCTGGCTGCTGCTGAGGCTCTCGTCCTCGTACAGCGTCCGGTACTCCTCGTACACGTCCATCACGTCATCCCAGCTCATCCCGGCGTCCATCATGTTGGCGAAAACCTCATCCTTCGAGGTCGACTTCGCGCCGGTCTCCTTGTCGGCCACGCCGAACACCTCGGCATAGATGTATGCCTTAACGCTGTCCCGCACGTCAAGCTCCCGGATCGCGGTGCGCTTCTGCCGGTTTTTGTCGTTGGTGGAGAGATTCTCGTCCCCGTCCGCCTGCATGAGCTTGTTGTAAAACTGCGTCACGCCGTCCCAGCTCACGCCCTCGTCCATCAGGGTCTCGAACATGGCGTCCGTTGCGTGCTCATACTCGCCGGTCTCCTTGTTCCTCCGGCCGAACTCCTGCCGGAACAGGTAAGCCTTTTGCTCGTCGGTCAGGCCGGAGTTGTTGATGGCGTCCCGGATATCCCGCTGCGCCTGATCGGACGTCAGGGTGTCGTCTGCGTTGATCTTGATAAACTCATGCAGCAGGTTGTAGGTCTCGATCGGGTCTGCCCCGTCCTTGGATAACGTCTGCCACGTCTGCGTGTCCTTGGTCGACAGGCTGGAAAGCCCGGAGGCCCAGTAGGCATTTGCCTGCGGCGTCGCGTTTGGCCCGAAGAGGATGTTTTGCAGCGCCGTCCCAACGTTCCGCTCGACCGGATACTGCAGCCGCTCCTTGTCCCCGAAGCCCTTTGTCCGTCCTCCCTCGACGATCGTTTTGATGCCGGAGTACGTCTTGTTGATCTGCCGCCCGCCGGGGATCGCCTGCGTCACAAGCCCGAGCAGTGCCTCTCCGCTCTCCGGAGAGATCAAGCCGTGCTCTGTGGCTGCGTCCCACAGGTCTTTGCCCTTGCCGAACAGGTCCGGCATCATCAAAGTTCTGTCTCCCACGCCGACCATGCCGGAGAGATTGGAAAGGAACGGTACCTCATTGCTGATGTTATACAGCGTGTCCTCCACAGCGTTGCCCCAGTCAAAGCCCTCCTGCGGCGTCGGAACGTCGTCGAACAGGTCTGTTCCGAACATGGCGTTGCTTGCCTTGTTGAGCATGTATCGGATCCAGTCGTTGGTGGTCAGGCCCTCTCCGGATGCAATGAAATTCATGGACATGCCGATGATATCGAACGGGGCCGGAGTCCCTCCGTAAAGCTCCTCCGTCACGCGGTTGACCACAAAGGCCGCAAGCACGGTCTTCAGGATCACGCTGCTGAGCACGCGCGCTGCCTTGGCCTTTCCGCTCTCCGCCGCGATCTGCCGGAACTGCCGCGGGAGATCCTGCGACACATGTTCCCAGCTGTTGAGCGCCTCGATCTGGAACATGTTGACCATCTGCATAACAGGCGTTTTGGAGTGGAACATCAGCGGCTTTGCGCCCTTGGTGCGGTCGCCCATGATGGAGCGTGCGTAGGCGTCTGCCGCCCGCATGGCCTCCTCGTGCGTCTTGCCGTCACGTATCGCGTCGAGGTATGCCGCTCTGGCCGCGATCGTCGACATCATCGTGTCGACGAATTCGGCCGGCTTAAACATGCCGGACATAAACGAGTCCGCGAAGGTGTTGGAGATATAATCCACGCCCTTTTTGCCCGTGATGAAATCGCTGTCCATCTGGAACTGCCGCAGCTTGCCGGTTGCAAACTCCGCCGTCGCCTGTGCGATGGAGCGCTTGCTCCGCTCCCCGAGGATCGTCGGCAGCTGCGCGATCTGGTTGACGGCCGACGAGACGTTGCCCGCAACATTGGCCCTCGCAAACGCCTGCGTGAGCTGTGTGCCGAGCTTCAGGATGCCGCGGCCTCCTCTGTGCTCTGCCCCGCGGTCTCCGCCGAACTGCTTCCCTGCCAGCACGTCGCCGTAGTTTTTCAGCCATACGGCAAGATCGGAATACCGCGTATTGTTTTTCTCTGCGGCGAACAGCTCGGCGATATACTGGTCAAGCTGTTTGTTGATCTCCGCTGTTGTCGGCTCTGCGAAATCATCGACCCGCTTCAGCTCGCGCAAAAAGTCCAGTTTCTCGTCGCGCTGCCCGCTGCGGGAAAGCTCGATCGCCTCCGCCAGCGAATTTTTGAAGTCGTTCTTGCCGCCGAGGCGTGTATAATTTTCCAGCGCGCGGATTTTCTGGATGTCGTCCGTGTGGAAAAGCACGTCGGACAGGTACGTCACATAGCTCTCAAACCCGTGCACGATGTCGTACTCGGTCTGCGTCCCCTCGCGGCTCTGGAAGAACGGCGTCCAGCGCTTGTTCGGCCGGAAGTCCTCCGTCCTGCCCGCGATCTCCGCCGGGAGCCTCGTTGCACTGGCGTTAAAGCCCAGCGCCTCGAACGCCTGGTTGAGCAGGTTGACCTTGTCTGCCGTGCTCAGGTGCGGCGCGTAGTAGTCGATCTTGCCGATCGGCTCGTCACCATGCGACACGAGGAAATCCGCAATGGCGTTGTAGTAGTCGTCAAAGAGCTGCCGGTACTGCTTCACGGCCGCCGCGCATTTCTTCTCGTCGATCTCGCCCTTGACGCCGTCCTTCTGCGTCAGGAACTGTGCGTACTGCTGCGCCCACTTGCTTTCTGCGGCGTTCAGGTCGAGCTCCGTCGCCACGCGCTGGATCTCCGCCTCTCTGGCCTCCGCGTCCGGGCTGGCCTTCTGCGCGGTCTCCATCTTGGTCAGCTCCGTCACGGCCTTCTGAATCGCGGCCTTGTTCGGCGACTGGTTGATCCGCTGCACGGTCGCCTCGATGTCGAGGGCCATGTGGACGTAGGCACTCTCGGCCTTGTTCAGGCCCTTGACCTTGTCGCCCTCGCCCTGGAACTCGCGCACCGCGTCGAGCTGCCGGTTCATCCAGCGCAGTCTCTCCGCCTCGTTTCTCGTTACCGGGTCGAAGTAGTACCGGTTGATCTCCTCGCCGCGCTTGTCGCCGAACATCTTGAGCATCGAGCGCTGCGGCGTCCGGTAGTTGAGTACGAGCAGGGCCTCCTTGTCAAAGCCGCCCGGATCGCTCATCAGCTCCAGCTCGTCCGGCAGCAGCTCCATGGCCTTGTAGAGCAGCGCGTCGCGGATCGCGTACTTGCGCTGCAGCCGCAGGTCCTCACCGAGCATGCGCTTGTCGATGTACAGGTTGGCGAGGTCCGTCACCGTGTCCCACCTTGCCGTGTCTGGGATATCAGCATAGGAGTACCGCCCGGCCGCGATGTCGCGCGCGAAGTTCTTTTCGAGCGCCGTCGCGCCCCATCGGCGCTCCGCCTTGGAGATCAGCTTGTCGGTCTGGTATTCCGCCTCGGCCCGCTGCCGCATCTCCTTGGTCGTCCGGTAGTCCGTCACGCCCATGTCGATCTTGACGCCGATCTTGTCGAGCGCCGGGGTCGCGCGGAAGCTGTCCTTTGCCACGCCCTCAGCCGCCACGGTCGTCGCCCTTGCCGGGGCCTCTCCGTTCCGGTATGCTGCTGCGTCCGCGTCCGCTCTGGCCTTCTTGGCTGCGTTCAGGCGGTTCGCCGCCTCCTGCGGGGTGTACATGCCCTGCTTTGCCGCAAAGTCCGTCTCCACGGCGCGCCAGCCGCCGTTCTTGCGCGGCTCCACGCGCCAGCGCTTCCCGGTCACGGCCTCCAGCAGCTCCACGGCCTGCTTGGGCGACAGGTCCGTCGTCTGCGAGTAAAACGGCACATCCTTGCCCCATACAAACCCCTGCGGCATGGCGTTCGTTTTCTGCTGCACCCAGTCCCGGAAATAGCTCTCGCTCAGGACCGGCTCCCCGCGGTCATCCGCATACCCGAGCACGTCCTCCGGCTGCGTCTCCTCCCGGTCGCTTGCCAACTCCTTCCCACGGATGCCGTTCTCGCGGATGTCCTGCAGATCCTCCTGTACGGAGAATTTCTGCAGCGGCCCAATCACGCTTGTAAATTTTTCTCCGGATATCTTGACACCGTCGGCGTCATATGCTATACTTCCAATATAGCCGTCCTTGTGCGAACCGTCTGGGCTACCGCTTCGGTAGCCCAGCGACCGAAGCACCTGGGCGGCTCTTTTTGCGTCTGTGTACAGCACGTTGCTGTCCTCCAGCGAGAGTCTGCCCCCATCCTTCGTGTATGCACTGTTTACCTTCTGCATTCCCTCAAACCTGTATCCGCCCTCCGTCGGAAGCAGGTCCAGCACGACCTGCACGGCTTTCCCGTTCTCGGCTCTGACGTCACCGAACATGACGAGCCGGGTGTTTGCGTTTTCTGTGTCTACCGCTCGGCTCGCCAGCACGATCGCGGGGTTTTCCAGCACCTGCGGGAGCGCTTCAATGGTCTGCAGGCTCATCTCCTTATGGGTTCGCATGATCTTGGATATCTTCCACCCGTTCAGGTAGATGTTCCCGTCCTCTGCCCCCAGATTCTGCAAAACGGGGCCTGTCGTTCCTAATATCAGCCGCTCGTTCCCGTTGCGGCCTCCCCGGTCCCATCTCTCCAGGTCACTCTTGTACTGCTCGTTGATCTCTGCAGAGATACCTCCGCCCCCGCGGAACAGCGTGTTTTCATCCGCGCCCTTCGGCGCGGTTTTTCTTCGCTCTTCCTGCGCCATGCGGTATCGCTCGGACACGTTGCGCGCCTCGATCTCTCCCGCCGTGTTGAGGTACATCTCGTAATACGCGGACTGCGGGTTCTCCATCTTCCGCTGGAGGTCAAGCAGCCGCCGGAACCACTCGTTTTTGTAGAGCTCCTCATACAGCTTGTCCTGCTCCGCCTCGTATTTCGCGTACCGCTTCCCGGCCTCGCTTTCCGGGTCTGCCGTAAACGTCGCCTCCATCTCGCGGTCAAGCTCGTTGTAGCGGATCACCTTGTTTTGGTCTGCCTTGTCGAGGCTGGTCAGGATGCGGCTGTAAAGCTCCTGCGCGCGGTCGCTTGCAGTGTCGCCGCTCTCATACTCGCGTGCCGCCCAGTATTCCGGGCTTGCTCCGCTCTCCCAGCCCTCGATCTGCTGGATCGCGTGCTGGATCTCGTGCAGCATGGTCCCGACTTTTGCGCTGTCTCCCGGCTTGTCCTCGGAGATCGTGATGGTGTTGGTGCTCGGGTCATAGCTTCCGTTCTTGCTTCCCGTGTCGCTCTCCAGCCGGACCTTGACATTCCGCAGCTCCGGGTACGCCTCATAGAGCGAGTCATGCTCCAGTACGTCCGCAAGCGTCGCGTTCCCGCTTTCTACCCGCTCGCGCAGCCTCGCATACTCTCCGCTCCAGATATCATCCAGCTTCTCCATGCGCTGCATTTCGCTTTCGCTGATCGTTCCCTCAAACATCTTCTGCAGCAGGTCCTGATATTCCGCATAGTCGGCATGATCCTCCCGGAACTGTGCATCTCCGCCGCCGCGGTATTCCGCCTCGCTGTTATCGATCTCAAAGCGCCAGCTCTGGCCGTCCATGGTGCGCGTCCATCCGGTCTCCTGCCAGATTTCCTCGCTGCTCGCGCCCTCCTGCTCCATCTGCTCGGCGAGCTGCAGCGTCTGTGAGTTCGCCGTTCTGGCCTTCTGCCCGGCAAGCGAAAATCGCCCCTCCGGGCTTCCCCTCGTCTCCTGCGAGGTCTGCGCCGGTTCGGACGCCCGCTCGCTCTGCTGCACTTCGCTCTGCACAGCCTCCGTGAACTGCGTCGCGCCCGCGCGGAACCGGTTCATGCCGGCGTAGGCGTCTGCGAGGACCTCCTCGTAAACGTCCTCCATGCTCTGGTAGGCCCCGCTGTAGCTCTGCACATACTCGCGCGCCACCTGCTCAAATGCTTCCTCGCCGAACGTCTCCCGGACCTTTTGCAGCGCCTGCTGCACGAGGGCCGGGTCTTTGTTTCCCCGGACGTGGAAGAGCTCATGCTGCGCCAGCTGCCCGCCGTCATACTGGATGTCCGTCGCGCTGACGACGGCGCGCTTCACCGCCGCGTCATATACGCCGTTGATGCGCATCAGCTGATCTCCCCGCTGCATGGCCATCGATCCGCGCACAAAGACGACGTCCACGCCGAGCTCCGCCCCAGCCTGCTTTGCCGCCCGCATCCCGTCGTCATACATGCTCTCCGGGATCACGGCCAGCGTCACGGCATCCGATCCGCCCCGCACGAGTTTCGCAAGGCTGGTGTCGCTCTGCAGGCTGGCGTAACGGTTCAGCCGTTCCGCTCTTGCTGCGTCTTCGGGCCGTAGATTCGCTCGACGATTTGCCGGACCATTTTCTCCTGCTCCGGCGTAAGCGTTCCGCCGCTCTCCTTCTGCCGCTGCTGCTCCTGCTGCCATGCCTCCAGTCTGCTCTCCGGTACCCAGACCTGCATCCCGTTGGCTGCCTCCATCAAAAATCTCCGTTCTGCCATTGTCGATTCCTCCGGTTTCTGCCGCATTCACGGCGGCGTTTGTTTCCGCTTCCGCGCGGATGGTGTTGACGCCCTGCGCAGCCTCCTGCACGGTCTCCTGCTCTGTCTCGGTCTGCGGCGTCCCCTCTCCGTATCTCGCGTTGAGATACGCCTGCAGGTTCGCCGTCGCGCCCTCGTTGATCATGCTCAGCTCGTTTCGGAGGTTCAGGGCCGTCATGGCATCCATCGTGCCATCCTGCACGGCCTTGTCAAGATAGCTTTCGGCCGTCCGGGCCATTTTCGCGATCTCTGCATCCATGCGGCCGGTCATCGCAAAATTCGTCGCGTTCTCCTCGGCGCTGTCCCATGCCTGCCGGATCTGTCGCACATTCTCCTCCAGCGTCTCCTCCGAGAAGGTCTTGGCGTCTACGCCTTCGATGCTCCCTCTCGCATCCGCGATCACGCGCTCGGCATCCGTCCCCCGGTATGCCTTCCCCTCTCCGGTCTTGGCCCAGTATGCCTCGGCATCCACGAGATTCCGATACACCGTATTGTACTCGTTCACGGCCTGCGCCCAGCTCTTTTTTGCTGTGCTGCGCTGCACATGATCCCAGCCGTTGGCGAGCATCAGGTCCTCGTCGCCCGCCAAAAACTCGACGGCGTACTTTTCCATCTGGAGGTTCAGCTCTCCGCGGTCGCTCTGCGCCGCCGCGTCGAACATCGTGATGCGCTTGGCGTTGCCCTCGTGGTCGTTTTTGGCCAGCACTTCGGCCGTGTCCGGTCCGATGCTCAGGATCATCGCCAGAGCGAAGCCGGAGATAAACTCATCGCGCAGCTCGTCCCAGCTCAGGTCTGCCTCGCCGGTCAGCGCATAGTCCAGCGCGGCCGAACCGATCGCAGAGGCCACCTCTTCGAGGCCCTCGCCGATGCGATCAAAGAACTCGGAGGAAATAATTTTCCGGATCGTTTCGTTTTTGAATAGCTTATAGCAAAACTCCGTCACCTTGCCGGTGTCCCCGGCGTCGATCAGCGGGTTTCCGCCGAAGAGCATGTTTGTTCCGTATTCCAGCAGACCGCCCGCGGCGAAGCGGATAAACTGCTCGCCTCTCGCGTCCCCGTTGCTCTCTGCCTCACCGTAGGAGTTGATCGCCGCGAAGCTGCTCGTCACGATGTTGCTGCCCCGCTTTGCCATCTGCGCAAACTTCTCGGCCTTCGTCGCGGCGCTTGTCACCAGCGGCGATACCTGCCTGCCGCCCCCGGCAAAGCTTGCCATCGTTCCGGTCGCCGCCCCGGCAATTGTGGCGGAGGCCGCCATTTCCAGCGCGGCCGTCGTCAGGCCGGAGATCTGCTCCGCCGCCCAGCGTTCAAACTTGCCGCCGTTCTGCAGCAGGTCAGACGTCTCACGCCCGCGCACCCAGTCCTGATATTTGGCCTCCTGCCATTCCGGATTCCGGTAGTTGATGTTTTCCTCGCCGCCCTCGGCGAAGTAATCGCCCAGATCGTTTTCAAACGCGCCGAAGCCATTGAGCAGGCTGCCCAGCGCCTTCCCGGCGTAGCCCCCTCCGCGGACGAGCAGCTGCTCCAGTCCGGCCGGGTACTTCTGGAACAGGTTGTCGCGCGCCCTCTCCGAGCCGCTCGCCACCTGGTCGAGGAAGGAACCCGCCGACATCTCGGGGTAGCTGTTGAGCGCATCCTCCGCACCCTGTTCGTTTGCGCGCAGGCCGTTGGTCTCGCGCTGCTGGCGGTAGGTCTCCAGCTGGCTGACCACGTCGCTCGTCCCGTAGCCGCTGACGGCCCGTGTCGCCGGAGCGTTTTTGGCGTAGCGGTCGAGCACCTGCATGTACCGGTCATACTGCTCCTGCGTCATGGCCACGTTGGCGAGGTACCCAAAGATCGCAGCGTCCGTCGCCGCGCCCTGCGACTGGCTCGTCACGTCCGCCTGCGGATCCACATGCTTGCCCGCTGCGTCAAGCAGCTGGTCGACGCTCTTGTACTGGATGTTTTCGCGCGTCGTGCTCTGGTTGTAGCGCAGCTCATAGCCAAAGGTATTCCGGTCGGTCGGTATGCCACCCGCTGCGGCAAGCATGGCGTTCTGCTGCGCCTTGCCCGCTGCGGTGTAGTTTTCGTCTCCCATCACCGGCCCGCGCAGTGCGTCCGTCCACTTCTGTTCGCGCTGGCCGAAGCTGCGGCCCTTAACCCCGCTTCGGTATGCGTCGTAGGTGTCATATACCTCGCTCACGAGCTTGTTGTACTCATCTGCGCTCATGCTCTGGCTGTAGGCCAGATAATACAGGCGGCTGGCCACATCGTCCCACTTTTCCTTCGCGGCTGCGGCGTCCGTTCCGCTTTCCCCGGCAGTCCGCAGCTCCTGCAGCTCCTGCCGGATGGTCTGGCCGTGCTGTTCCGCTGTCTGGTTCAGGCTGTCCGTGAACAGCTTTTCAAGCGATTCCCCTCGGACTCTCGTCAGCCTCTGGCGGTACGGCCCGGTCTTGTCCATCTGCAGGGCATTCTCCGCCTGCTGCTGCAGCTGGCTGCCGGTGCGGACCGGCAGCTTCGGCCGGTATCCCTGCTGGATGCCTGCGTCTACGCCCATGCCCTGCCATTCGTTCGCCTTTCGCAGCTCTCCCCACATGCCGGTCGCAGCCTTGTACAGCGACCCCACATTTCGCACAGCGTACTTTCCCTGCTCTGCGATCTGCTGCACCTTGGATTCTTTGCGCGCCGCGAGCCATTCGGCCATTGCGTCGCGTCCCTCCTCCTGCCGTACCGGCGTAGAGGACTTTTCCGTTTTTCCCGTCTTTACCCCGGTCAACGCCGTTGTCGTTTTCTTCGCCTGCTCCAGGATCTGATCTACCTTGATCTGCGCCTGACGCACGGCCCCGTGCTCCGGGGTCGCGCGCTGTGCAGCTTTCTCTGCATTCCGTTTCGCCAGCCATTCGGCCATTGCGTCCCTCGGCATAGGCTCCTCCTTAGTTCACGCCCCAAAGCGAGGCGAGATAGTTTTTCTCCGCCATCGTCAGATGCCCGGCGTTATAGTCCTGCGTGATCCGGTTAAAGATCGATTCCATCGCCGCGTACTGATCCTCTGCGCTGCGCGGATATCTCGACGAGCTGACGATGTCCCGGTAATACTGCTGCCCCAGCGCGCTGAGCTGGCTGCTGTCTGCAATCGTCGGCGTATTCCCGTCTGTGCCTCCCGTTGTCCCGCCCCCGCTTCCCGATCCGCTCCCGCCCCCGCTGCCGGAGCTGTACGAGCCGCCGCCGGATCCGCTGTAGCCGCCTCTCTGCGCCTGCACACCCGCGAGGATGCGCTTCGCGTCCTCGCCGCTGATCCCGGCCTGTGCCAGCATCTCCGCGCTCGGCATCTGGCCCAGCTGCAGCATCGTCATGGCGAGGTTATAGGCGTTCTGGCGCTGCTGCTCGTTCTGGGTATACTTGTCCAGCTCCTGCTGGTATCTCCACTGCTCGCGCTGCCAGTCGGCGTCCTGCTGCGCCTGCATCTTCTGCCAGTTCTGGTAGCTCTGGTCCGTCGTCGGCGTGCCCACGCCCACGCCCAGCACGCTGGATACCTGATCGTCCGCATAGCCGAGCTGCTGCCAACGGTTGAGCGCCTCGTTGATGCGCAGGCTGTAGTCGCTCTGCGCGGCGCTGCCCGCGTTCATGAGGGCCGAGAGGTAGTTGTACTGATCCTGCCGGGCCGTCTGCTGCTCGTTGTACCAGCGGTTATAGGCCTGCTGCTCAAGCTCGGGTACCTTGTCGGCCAGCTGCGCCTTGTAGTTGTCGGCCGCCTGACTGGCCGCCGCAATGGCCTGCGTGGAGGCAAGGCCGCCCGTCTGCTTGGCGTAGGCCCCCAGCGTGTCGCGCATCGTCCGGTCGCCCTCGCGCAGGTAGGTCTTGCGGTACTCCTGCATGGCTGTGTCGTTTTCGGGGTCCCATTTGTAGGCCCCGCCGCTGTTTTCCTGCAGGCGCTTGATCGCAGCGTCCAGCTCCTCCTGATAGGGGTTCTTCCAGCCGGTGTTTGCTCCGGCCCCCTGCAGGTAGTTGGCGTACTGGTTCGTCTGCGCCCACTGGTTCAATCCCTCGCCCGCGATCTTCTCATTACGCATCTGCTCATAGATCGCTGCCTGTGCATAATTGCCCTTCGCGGCCGCGTCGTCCATCAGCTTTTTGTAGTCCGTATCCTTGTTGTATCCGTACTGCATGGCCCCTCCTTACTGCATGCCCTGCGGCATGCCCATCTGCTGCTGCATGGCCTGCTGCGACTGCATGGCCATGGCCTGCGCCTGCTGCTGCGCAGCCTGCTCCTCCAGCAGCTTTTTGATCGTCCCCGCGCCGGGGTAATTCTGCATTTCCATTTGAGACCAGTATCGGATCAACGTCTGCGGCTCGCTCGGGTTGCCGTAAGCGCCGCTCTGCAGGTGCTGCGTGATCTCCTGCCACATGGCCTCTCGGTTCGCGGCAAGCCCGGACGCGTTGTCGCACGAAAAGCGGAACTGATCGTTCCAGTAGAGTTCTCCCGCCTCGTCGCACTCCAGAAATGCCCACGAGTTCCATTCGGTGTCCATCTCATTCTTGCCGTGCATCTTCCGCCGCTCCTCGCAGTATGCGAGCTTGTTTCGGAAAAGCCGCTCGAAGATCTCGGCCCACGCGGCCTTCTTCATGATTTTCTTCGATTCGATTCGGCCGGCCGCCTGCGCGGCCGAAAACTCCTTGGCCTTGCCGGACGTCGCCGTCGTGTCCGTCCTGCCCTGGAACGAGTCCGTGATGCCGAGGATCCTTCGGCTCTCCTCGTAGACGTGGTTGAGGTATGCATACGGCCACTCGAGGTCGCCGGTAAAATCAAACTGCTTGACCTGCGCCAGATCGGACTGCGGCATGTACCACAGCTCCTGATCCTGCCCGTCCATGCGCAGGCCGGGGTTGTCCGGCATCGCGATCTTCGTTCCCCATTTCGAGATGCGCGTGATCATCTTGCGGCTCAGGTGATTTACCGTGTTCTGCTGATCTTTGATCTTGTCGCAGTCGCTCTCGCCCAAAAACGTGCCCCACGCGGTAACGTTCCGCTGCAGCACGACGGGGTAGATGTTCGGGCGGTAGTATGGCACCCAGTATTCCGTTTCCGCCTGCGTCTGCGTGTTGTACGGAGGCAGCGTCTCAGGCCCCAGAATCGTCTCTGCGCCGCTTTCTGCCTCCGGCGTCAAACTACCCGCTGCGCCCACGACTGTCTCGTCCGGCGTAAACTCCGGCTCTGCCGCAGTCGGTTCCGGCGCAGTCATTCCCTGCAGGCGGTTCAGAACGTCCTCGCGGACGCCCTTTTCCCGCAGGTCGGCGATGGTCATCCAGCGTCCTTCCTCGTCCGTCTCCTCCCAGCTGCGCGCGCCGCAGTAGGCGCAGGCGTCCTTTCTCCGCCGCTCCGGCGGCAGCCCCTGCGGGTACTCGCCGTTTACGGTCGGGCCGACCATCTTCCAGTTTGCCGAGTCTGCCTCTGTCTGTCCGCACTTTTTGCAGCGGCGCAGGCGGCGGCTCTGGCAGTCCTCCAGCTCCTCGCAGACCGTGTCGCCCACCCAGACGATGCGTCCGACGCCGCCGTGCTCGTTGCGGTAGTAGGCTGTCTCCAGCGTGACGAGGTCCTCGGCCGTGCTGGCCTCCTCGCCGCGCAGGCTGGCGTCCTCCTCCGTCTCGTCCGAGACGTCCACGCCGTACCGGCGCTTGACGTATCCCTTGGTCTGCGGCATGCGGAGAAACATGTAGTCCATGTCCTCCGGCTCCTCGACGCCGTCCTGCGGGATGTAGCGCTTGGGGTGCAGCACCGTGATGCTGTTCTCGCCGACGGTCGTGTGCGTCCGCTGTGCGCTGTCCCACTCCACGAGATACAGCACGCCGCCCTGCACCTTGCAGGTTCGCTCTGCGCGGTCGTTGATGCGCTCCGCTGGCAGCCGGTCCAGCTCGTCCAGGAGCATGGCCTCGATCATTTTGCCGAGCAGGTTGTCCTGCTGGCGGCTCGGCGTTACCTTCCCGGTCGGCATACTGTTGTCGATCTCCGATTCGATGTTTTCGCTCGTGATGTTCCAGACGTGTGGAGTTTCCGTCGGCTCGTCGATCCCGTTTTCTACCAGCGGCCGCAGCGCGTGTCCGCCCTTGTACTGCACCTCGCGCGCGTCCATCTTGTCAAGCTCCCCGGCGTAGGCCTGCAGGTTGCGGTCCAGCTTGTCCTGCCACTTGTGCAGGGTCTTTTTCTCGTTGTCCATGTGTCCTCCTTAGTGCAGCGCACTACCGACGTAGTATTCAATGGCGAGGCTGTGCAGCGCCCACTCTCCCGTCGCCTCGATACGGAGCCGGAAATGGTCGCACCGGTGCGGCACGACCGGCAGGTAATAGCTCCGCTTGCCCGCTGCGGTCAGCGTCGTCACGCTTTTCCACGTCCCGCTGCTGTCGTACTGGATCTTGACGGTCACGCTCGCGCTTGTCAGGCTCAGCCGCAGCAGCAGCTTGCTCACGGCTTTGCGGTTTGGCGACTCCATCGTAAAGTCCGCAAACTCAACAAAGCTCTCCACGGCCGCCGTGTTTTTCGGGCCGCCCGGCCCCTTGAGCGTCGTCAGCGCCTTGCCGGTCGTCATTGCGATGATGGACGGCAGCAGCGTCTCCGCGCCCTCCGTCAGCGCCATGCTGTCGATGTCGGGGCTGTCCTCCACGGTCCAGATGCCGCGCAGCCCGTCGTAGTGGTATAGCCTCTGCGGGGCCGCGCCCGGCTTCTTGAGCTGTATGTAATAGTCCGTTCCGTCGCTTTGCGCGAGGCCGCCTCTGTACTCATCCGGCCCAAAAACCTGCTGCAGATCCTGCGGGTAATCTCCGTCGTAGGCCATCATGCCCTGCGGCGAGTAGTAAAACAGCAGTCCGCCCGCTGCGCCGAGGCTGTTCTGCATGCCGTGCGCCACGCCCGGCGCAAGGATCTCGCTCGTCTGGAATGTCGTGGCGTCCGCCCCGTAGATCCGCAGGATATAGCCCTCGCGGAAAAACGTGGGGTAATGCCAGCCGACGCCGCCCGTGATCTCGCCTCGCGTCTGCAGCTCCACGTACCAGCTGTCCGTGCTCAGCCCGTCAAAAACGTAAAAGTTCGTCGGATCGCCGAGCGCGCTGGCAAAGATCTCCTTTTTGTCCGCGCCCCAGAGGCGGTTCTCGAACTCAAAGCACACGTCCATGTCCGGCACGCTGCGCCGCAGCGTGATCGTCCCCGTCTCGCTGTACGAGGTCTGCTTTTCGCCGCTGTCGCTCGGCGGGATCTTAAAGCAATAATCCGAAAAGATGAGGATCTGTGAGCCGATCTCGCGGATGATCGCGATCTTGTTGTTGTCCGGCTCCGTAGTCAGGCCGTCGATCTCCACGGCGTCTCCGACCTGAAATCCCGCCTTTGCAAAATTGGCCGATGCCGGGGAATTGATCGTCAGCGTGTTGGCCGTGGCGGCGGCTCCGTAGATCGTCCCGTCCGAGATCGTGATCTTGGTCGCCGTCAGCTCCGCCTCCATGCTCACGACCCACGCGCCCATGGTGTCCCACTCATCCCCGGTCCACACAAAGAGCGACCATTTCGGGTTCTGCGGATCGTTTGGATTGGTGTTGATGACGTATGCCGTTCCCTTTTCGGCGCTCGTCGGCAGGGCTGCCGGATTGTCTGCCTTCCCCTTGACGGTGTATTTTGCCTGCACCAGCTTTTTCGCGGGCATCAGCACGATGCGGTCTCCAAATCGAACGAATTTCGTTTCTCCCGCCCCGATGTATGCTGCCTTGAGGTTGAGCAGCGCCCACTTGTACCACAGCCAGCCGTCCGCATCGACGTACCACATGGCGTGGTTGTCAAAAAACATCTCCGTTGCGCCGGTCAGCGTCCCGGCGTTCCGCCGCTTATCGCGAGAGCGCAGCAGGGGATAGTCCCTCGCGCTCATATTCTCCATGTCATAGATCTCGCCGTCCCCGGCGTTCGGGTGGTGCCGCAGCCCGCCGAACTGCACCTGCTGCGACCGCGTGATCCCGGAGCTATAGGCCATGCCCGGCAGTCTACCCATTCTGTCTCCTCCGTTCCAGCCGCTTTTTCGCGGTCTGCATTTTGCGCTCGGCCATAGCGGCCCGGTCGCCTGTGATCGCGTCCATTTCGTTTTCGACCTGACAAAATAGATATTCCAGCCCGGCCATCAGCTTGCGGTGCCATCGGTTGAGCGCGGCCGTGTCAGCCGCGGCGTTGCCGGTCAGCTCCGGCGGCTCTCCCGCCAGCTGTCGGATATTTTGCAGCATATTTTCCTCCTATCTCAGAATGGGTTGCCCCATTTGCCGATCAGATAGGCCCGCTCCGTGGCGTCGGCCGATCTGTAATCCTCCAATTGATCCTTGTCCCACTTGACGCGCTTGTGCCGCGTCTCCACGGTCGCCCGCTGCTGCTGGCGCACATAGTAGGTGATCGCCAGCGCCATCACGCAGTCGTCGTGCGCGCCCTCGACCGCCTCCGGCCGTCCCTTGCTGTTGCGGGCAAAGGTCAGCATCTCGTTGAGACAATCCTCATCGTCGATCAGCTCCGGATGCTCACGCATGATCCCCTGCAGCTCCGCGATGATGACCGGCCGCGTCAGGCGGTCGGTCCGGAAGCCGAGCGCCTCGCGCACCACATGCGTCAGGCTGTCCTCAACCTGCCGCACGAACTGCCGCGGATACCGCAGCCGGGAAAGCTCCTTGATCGGATGCGTGGAAAAATTGGCCTCGATTCCGACGAGCGCCTGATTGTACCACATGCCGAGGCACCATACCTCGCGGGCAAACAGATCCTCGTCTGTCCTCGTGCGGTACTTTGCCACGAGCCGCCCCGTGCTGTTATCGATGACACACGCAACAAACCAGTCTGACCCCTCTCCCGCCGTGTCCGCCCCGATGACGTAAGGGTGTCCCGCCTTTGGCTCCTCCCAGACGAGCGTCTCGCCGTCTTCCGCGTCCGTAAACGCTGCGTCCGTGATCGCGGTCTCGTCGTAGCGATATGCAAATCTCCCGCGCCGGATCGGCTTTTTGCAGTGCAGCAGCCGATCCATCAGGATATCGCGCCGGAAGATCGTCTGACTCAGCACGCCCCACTGCCCGAGGCAGTATACCTGATAGTAATAGGGATCCGTCTTGCGGAATGCCTCCAGCGTCAGGCGGTCCTCCTCCGGCAGAAAGCGGTTGTCCTTGTACGTCGTCCGGCTCGTCACGACGCGCGCGTCCTCACGATCGAAAAAACGCTTTTTGAGCCAATGCGTAATGGAGATCGGGTTAAACGAGATGATGATCTGCTTGTAATACTTGCGCTCGCCGCGGAGACGGATATCCAGCTGATTGAAGTCTCCCTCCAGCAGCTCGCTCGCCTCCTCGATCCAGATGCCCGAGATATCGTGGATGGATTTGAGCTTCTCCACGTCGTCCAGCCCGGCAAACAAAATCTCGCTCCCGTTGTAGAACGTGATGTACATGTCGCCGCTTTTGCCGCGCGGGATCATCTTGACGGCCGGTCCGTAGTACTGCATGGCCTGCGCCTTGAGCTGGTCAAAGCAGCTCTCGCGCAGCGTCTTGGCGACCTTGCGGACCACGAGCATCCTGTGCCCCGGCTCCGTCGCGCAGCGCTCCAGCACCTTGCGGCCTGCAAAAATCGACTTGCCGCTGCCGCCGCCGCCCATCAGGATCAGGTGCCGGTGATGATCGAAAAACAGGGGCAGGAAAACGGCGTTGTTGCTCTCGCACAGCTGCTTGTACCACAGCGCAGCCTGCAGCGCCTTGTCGTCCATTTTCCTGCCCCCTTTTTACTTGCTCATGCTCCCTCAGGTAAGCGAGCTGCCGAAGCTCACGCCCGCGGCCGCGAAGGCGCGGTAATCGTAGAAGCCGCCCGTGAATCGGGCGTTGCCCTTCCAGACGTTCGCGTCGTTCTCGGCGATCTCGCTGCGCACGGTCAGCGGCTTGCGGTCAACATCCACGGCGCCGTAGTAGCGCTTGTTGTACTCGAGGTCCGCGAGGATCCACGGGTAGCCGCTCGTGCCCATGTAGGCGTTGAGGTACGGCGCGATGATCACGTTCCAGTTGCCGAACTGGTAATTGAACTTGTTGCTCGCGGCCGTGCCGGTGTCGTGGAACGCACCCAGCACGCCGAAGACGTCTGCCTTGGCCTTGGCGTCGTTCGGGATGATGATGGTGTTCGGCTCAAGGCCCGCGGGCTCGCCGCTATCGGTCTTGAGATTCTGCATGGCCGTTGCCACGAGGCCGAGATTTGCCTCGGAGAACGCGTTGGAGAATGCGTTGCTCTGCGTCTTGCCGGTGCGCTTGATCTTGTGCGACTGCGAAAACAGTTTCACGTCGTCCTTGGTCTTCGTCGAGAAGGTCTCGACGCCGAGCTTCATCGTGTCGTTGTTCTGCAGCGCCGTACCGAGCAGGCCCCAGAAAAACTTGGATCGTGCGCGCCAGTAGTCGTCCAGGAACTGGATCGGCTGCCCCTTGAGCACGCTGTCGAGCTTGTCCTCCATCATCTCCATGGAGATCGAGAAACTGCCCTTCCACGTCACCGGCCGGAATGTCTTAAAATAGCCCTCCTCGATGCCGCCCTGCGGATACGCGCCGTTCTCGCCGACCGGCTCAAAGCTGTTGCTGCCGGTCAGCCCGCCGAGCGTGGTGCTCGCCGTCGTGATCGGCATGTTGACAAAGAGATCCTGCAGCGCATTGCCCTCCTTCTGCATCCACGCCTCATACTCCCGCTCGAGGAGCATGCGCAGCGGAGACTGCAGCTCGCCAAAGAGCGAGTTGGTCACGTTGCTGGATTCCGAAACGATAATACCTGCCAAATATTTCCCCTCCTATCTCTGTCAGCCCGTGCTCGTCACCGTGCCCGGCCGGATAAACCTGCCGCGGACCGTGTCGCCGATCGCCGTGCCCTTGAATGCCACGACCTCAAAGACGCCGTTGGTCGTGGTCGCCGTGGCCTTGGAGCCGGTCGTGTCGATCGTCACCATCTGGCCGACTGCCGCGCCGGTGTTGGCCGCGCTCCACTCCGACTCAAAGATTGTTTCCTCGTGCACGCGGATGCAGGGGATCACGTCCCCGGCAGCCACCGTGCCGCCGTACATGCTGATATAGTCCGGCCGCGTTGCGCCGGTGCACTTTGCAAGCTTGCCGCTCGTGAGCGTCAGCGCCATGCCGACGGTGCATGCCCCGATGGCGGATGCCTCGAGGTATTCCCAGGGCTCAGGCTGACCGTCGCGGTAGCTCTGAGGTAAAAATGCCATTTGTCCTCCTTCCGGCCGTTATCCGGCCTTGTGTGTCTTGTTGTAATGTGCGGAGATCTCCGCATCCGTCGCATTGGGGTTGAGTGCCTTGTAAAATGCCTTGACCCCTGCCGGGACGGGTGCCGGGGTGTCTCCGGTCGTCTGCCGTGTCCGCTGCTGATGCTGCAGCCCGGCCGCAGCGTTTCGCGCTGCCTGTTCTCCCGCCGCGCGCTGGCCGCGCTGCAGGGCATCAAAGTTTGCAAGCCGGTATGCGTCTACGTAGTTGTTGCCTCGACGCACCGCATCAGCAAATTTGGAGCCGGTCTCCATCGCCATGATGTCGTCCAGCGACTTGATGGCGGGATTCATCCGGCGGATCTCCGCCAGCTCCGTCTCGCGGCGCTGCGAAAACTCCTGCGCTCCGGCTCTCTGCTCGGCTGCCTCGGCGCGCTGCTGCGCCTCCTTGGCTCCGCTGAGGATCTGCTGGATCTCCGGCGACTGCATCAGGGCCTGCTGCAGCCCCTCCGGTGTCAGCCGTCCGGCCTTGAGGTCGTTTGCCAGCTTGGCGTTTGCCGTGGCGGTCTGGAATGCTCTCCAGTCCTCCATGTTTTCCACGGTTTTCCCCGTAAACGGATCCTTGATCCCGGCTTTGCCAAAGACCTCTTTCTCCCACTTTGCCCGCTCGGACGCCAGTGCGGCGTCGATCGCCTCCCGCTGCTCCCGCTCTCTGCGGGCCGCGGCCTGTTGGCGGCGGGTCTCCTTGTCCTGCGGCTGCTGCGCCTCCCCCTGCGGAGCGTCCTCCGTGTCCGGCTGCGTCTCTGCCGCGTGATCTTCCGCTTCTTCGGTTTCTGCAGGTTCGGCGATCTCCTGCCCGTTTTCGCCTGCCGGAGTCTCGTCAGCGTCAGGGGCGGCGACCTCCTGCTCGTTTGCGCCATCTTCGGGCTGCGGCAGCCCAAACTTCTGATACCAGTCCATGTTGTCCCTTTCTGCCCCTCAGGGCGTCACTTGTTGCTGCCCGCGTTGCCGCTGAGCTTCTTGCCTGCCGTCATGCGCAGGTCCGTGCCGGTGTGGATCCGGCTCTGATCCGCCGTCGGCTTTTTGGCAAAAGGCGCCTTGACGTACTGCTGTCCGCCGTGGCCGATCTTTCCCGCGTAGCCGTCTCTGCTGTCTGCCATGCTGTCCCCTCCTCTCACCGGTTTTGGCCATTTTACCCCAAAAGCCGTGTTAGTTACCGTCAACTTGTACTGCCGTGTAAGCATGCAAAAAGAGCGCCCCGCGGTTTCCCGCAGAGCGCTCTCTTTCCGGCCTTATTCGGTTTTTTCTTCCGGCAGGCCCGCCACGCTGGTCAGCAGGCTGAGAACGCCCGCCAGCGCCGAAGCGCTGGCCACAACGGCCCAGTTGACCTCTCCGAGCACGGCGCTCGTGCCGATCGTCGCCACGGCCGTCTGCGCCACCGTCTTCACGGCGCGGATCGCGGCGGCCTTGAGCCACTTTTTCCAGTTCCTCATGTTCTTGTCCTCCTCATTTGATGCCCATCCTCGCCAGCAGCCACGCGACGACCGCGCCGACTGCCACGAGGATGATCTTTTCCACAACCTTTTCCCAGCGCTTTCCCGGCGCTGCCTGCAGTGCCTCGATGCTTTTGCGCACCGCCTTGATGTCCTCGCCGCTCTTGGCCACATCCCGCCGAATCGTCTGCTGCTCCTGCGCCATCACGGCCACGCTCGTGGCCAGCTTATTCAATGCCTTTTGGTCCTGCTCCAGCTCATCAATCCGGTGCGTGTTGCTTTTGCTGCGCTGCTCCGTCTCCGTCAGCTTTTGGATCAGCTCATCCTGCGTCACCGCCTCACCGCCTCTCCAGATACTCGAGCTTAGCGTACCCGGTCACGCCCGCTGCGTCCACAAGGTACAGCCACTCGCCCGTGTGATACCCGTAGCAACTGCACCTGCTGCCGTCCGGCATCACGCGGAGGCTCGCGTACTGCGTGCCCGGCCCTTTCCTCAGGTTGAGGCCGCCGTTTGCCCGAACGGCGTAGCCGCGTCGGTATCCGGCCGTGTACTGCTTTGGCGGCTGCACCTTGTTGTCCGGCACGACGGTCGTGCCGCCGGAATACACCGCCTTGCCGCCGGGTCCGTACACGCTGTAGCCCGTCGGGCAGGCCGCGATCGCGTTGCCGAGATCACTGTACGCCCCGATCTGGCTGGCTGCGTCGCCCCAGCTCTTGCGGATGCGGAAAATTTCCTTTGCGCTCGGCGGCGGCGCCTGCTGTGGCTTGCCCGCCAGTAGCTCCGCCACGCGCCGCCGCAGCATCCCCATCGTGTAGCCGTGCCGCGGCCACCAGTTGTCCGGGTCGTTGTGGTCGGAGCCGTAGCCCCGCTGCCCGGCCTCGTTGTGGCTCACGATCTCCGTGATCGTTGGATAGGCCCTCATCAGGTGCGCGCACAGCTCGGCCGCTAACTCAAAAGTGTCGCGGCAATAGGCCGCGTCGCGGTGGTCGTCCTCGCAGATCTCGAATTGGATCGCGCAGTCGTTGTAACTGCCCTTGCGCCCGGAGCCGACGCCCCAGCACCGCATTTGCCACGGCAGCGTCTGACATACTGCGAGGCTGCCGTCGGCCAGCTTGCCGAGAAAGGCGTGCACGCAGACGTACAGGCCTCCCCGGTTCCAGTCATTCCCATACCGGTTTTCGCCGAGGACGGCTTTCGTTTCGGCTGCCGTCAGCTTGCGCTCCTGCGGCTGATACTGCATCAGCCCGGCCGTCTGCCCCGGCGCGGGCTGCACGTACCGGTTGATGCTCGTGTTGTTGGCCGCCGTGCTGTGCACCACGATCTTGGTCGGCGTCATCATCCTCCCGCGCTGGTAGCACTCGTTGGCCACCAGCAGGCACTGATACTGCTGCATGTTATCCCTCCTCGCACGTTTTTTGCCAGCCGATACATTCCACCTGCAATCCATATCTCATTGCTGCGTCGTATTCGACGTGGCAGCCTCTCGCATCGGACCAGCCGGTGGCAAAATAGACAAGGTCGCACTTTGACATCGCTTCGATGGATTTCGAGAGATAGTACAGGGGCTTGTTCACGACGCCCGCTGCTGCCAGCTCGTCCTCGTCAAAATCGAAAATCGTTTCGGCCACTTCGTAGCCTTCCGCCTCCAGCATTTTGACCGCTTCCGCGCGTTCGGACTCGATCTGCTCTCTGGTCTTGCCTCTCATCGGCTGGCTGATCATTGCCTTTTTGCTCATGGTTCCCCTCCCTGCGCTAAAGCGCCTCAAAATAAGTCTCGTCCGTCAGGCTCTCCGCCTGCCCGGACCGGATCGCGATATACCGCCGTATCCCGTCGGTATACCGCATCCCCTCCTCGATCCACATGCCCGGTTCAAAATAGATCATGCTTGGCCCTCCTATCACTTCGGCGTCAACGTCGCCGTGAGATTTGCTGCAGTGCCCTTGACGCAGAATTTTATCCACCGTTTATCAAGCGACGCCAGGTCAACCGTAAATCCGGTTTTGTCCGCGTCCAGCGTAATTGGCCCTATGGTCCCGGTTTTATCGGTAATGTAGTCCGAGTGACTATACGCCGTCCCAGCTGCGTTGGTATACATGCTCCATGCGCTATCGCCTCCGTTCGGCGTCGTGCTCCAATCGTTCCCCTTGCAGTTTACCGCACCCGTTACGCGGATGATCGCCCCATTGGGATATGTCTGCTTGGATACATCGATTGGCGCATTGTGTCCCACTGTTACATAACCTTCCGCGGCTTTTTCGGTGCCGGACCCCGTGCTAAGCCTGATGTTATCAATTGCGCCATATGTCGCGATCAGGTCGACAGCAGCAGCCTTGACAGTCAGGTTGTAACTCGCCGTATGGCCGCCGTCTACCGTCGTGGCGGTAATCACTGCGGTTCCTGCTGCAAGTGCCGTCACGACGCCGTTTGCGACGCTGGCCACCGTCGGCGCAGAGCTGCTCCACGTTACGGCCGGGTTCGTCGCATCGCTTGGCTGTACAGTCGCTACCAGCGTAACGCTGCCGCCTACGGTCATCTCTCCTTGCGACGCATCCAGCGAGACGCCCGTTACCGGCACGGTCTGCACCCCGGTAAAAATCTCCCGGTCATATCCCGCTCCATAGCAAAAGCTGTAGATTTTTTCCTCGCTCGGATTGATGACGTTTACCACAAACGCCGTGTCTTTCGCAGAGTTTGCTGTTTTGTTGTAGGTCATTTCCTCGCCGAACTCAATGCCGTAATACTCTGCGCTCCCGTTCTGCCCGTACTCGTTGTTGCGGGCAAAGCACATATTCGGCGTCGCGACACGCCAGACGTTGTACTCCGTCCCCACACCGCCGGAAATGCTGTTGAGCTTTGCTGCCTTAAAGCCGTGCACATGCCCATGCACTGCGGCGAGGATCTTCGCAGCGTTGCTCCCTGTAAAACTGACGGTATTCCCGCTGCTGACGGCGATACTCCCGCCGTCCACATACGCCTTGACAATGTTGCTCATGATGCAGACCGCGCCCCAGTCAAGGGGATGATGGGACAGGATCAGCACATTCCATCCGGTCTTTGCTCCGACGGCCTTCAGCGTGTTCGCAAACCACAGCTTCTGCGCGTCGGATACGTATTCCTTTTCCGTCGCCTCGGCGGTGTTGAGGCAGATCACGCGGAGTTTCTTGCTCTCGAAATCCCGGTAGCAGTAGCCCTCCGTCGTGCTGCCCATGGTCGCGCCGGTGTTATACGCGCCGACAAGCCCGTAAAGCTCCGCCGCAGACAGCACGGTCCCGTTCTGAGCCTTACTGTACTGCAAACTGTCGTGATTTCCGAGCGTCCGGAACTGCGGAATGCCCTTGAATGCCTCGTCAATGTCTGCGTTGATCTCTTTGATGTGCTGACGCCCCTCAGCGAGAGTCGTTGTCGAGCTGCCCGCCGTGTAGTCCCCGAGATAGCACGCAAAGTCGATATTCGGGATCATGTAGGCAAGGGCTTTCGCCGCCATCCCCGCGTGGAGATTGCCGGTTACGATGCTGTCGCTTGTATCCAACTGATGCGCGTCGGAAGCTGCCAAAAAAACAATGCTCTCGGGCGTCCGCACCGCGGCAACTTTTTGAGCAACTGCGAGTGCGGCTGTCTTGATGTAGTCCGGGATATCCGCGTGCTGGATAGCGTCTGCGGCGCTCGCCTCCACCTCCACAACCTTTCCCCCATACGTCGCAAGCTTCCCATCCTTGACCAGTACCTTAACCGCCATCGCTTACCACCTCGACGTAGAGCCCCACCAGCTCGCTCAGCGCGTGGTATACGGGATTCCCCGTATCGCGGGTGCACCGGTACAGCACGCCGCCCTGCGTGTAATACTTGCCGTTTTCGAGCGCCATGTTTCCGTCGTAGGGGATCGGGTCGTACTTTGTCCCGTCGTGCTCCTCGACGATGCGGGCGTACAAACTCTCCGTGCCCGCTGCGCCCGGCACCCACGTCGACTGCGACGTGTGCGCCTGCAGCACCTTGTAGAGCTTTCCGCCGGATACCAGCTTGTCTCCCGCCGCGTAGTCCTTGCCGCTCTCCCACTCCGGATAAAACGCGATCATCCGCAGCGCCGTCTGATCGTCCACCACCAGCGTGTTGATCTGCTGCTTAATAAGCATTGCACCGACCTCGCCAACTGTAAGAGGTCTATGCTTCTCCGCTGCTTCATACTGAAGCTTTGCTTCTTCCAGTCCTGCGATTTCTTCCGCCGTCATGTCGCGGATCACGCCGTTTTCGTAAATTTTCATCGTTTGATCCTCGCTTCACTTCAGATACCAGATTTTTACCGTTGTCCCGGCCGATACCACATTCTCGGTTTGCAGCCCATACCCAAATAACGTGATAGATGTCGGATCGACTTGTTCCAAAGCACTCGTTTTTGACGCAGCAGCCTCTGCCCTATAGCCGGAGTTTCCAAGTTTGGCATAACTCGATGCTACGGAGAAAAAATGTTTATCCCCCGGCCTGCTAACATGTGCCCATTTACGCCCTTTGGCTGAGTATATATAAAAGCTGCTCTTATTTGAGTTGAAACTTTCCGCTTTACCCGCCATAACATTGTAATCCTGTTCTGAATCATCCGCAGTTTTACGGTATACAGGTTTGCTCCCTTCCTCAATCAGGATGCATAATTCTCGCCAATCCTCCGGCAGCCCGTCCAGTTGGACGTATGCGACGTCCTCCGGTATAGTCGTACTCGTGTGCAGCGTCCAGCTCGATCCGCCTCCGGCTCCGACCACCTGGTACACGCCCCGATAGTCATTTGTCGACAGTCCGTATACCGCGAGGCCATCGCTGACCCACGATACCTGATTGAGCGGGTTTACTGTCCCGTTTGTGATCACAAGCATATCGTTAACTGCGATCCCAGCATCCTGGATCGTCACCGTGCCGGTATACAGCTCCATGTTGCCGCCGGAACCGAAGCACATCCACACCATGCCGTTTTCCGGCAGTTCCGCCGCGGGGATGCCGATGTACCCGCCCACGGCGCTCATCGCCTTGAGTGCTCCGCCGGAGCCGGAAGACCCGCCCGAAGGGATGTTGACCGTCAGCGCCGCCGAGCCATCGTAGGTCCCCGTCGCCGCGCCCGTAAATGTCAGCGCATTCGGATTTTTCAACGCCGTCGGCAGTCTATTTCCCCACGCTGCATTGCCGTCCGCGCCGACCTGCAGCAGTTTCCCGGCGTCTGCTGCCGCGCTATCGGGCAGCAGCTTGAGCAGTTTCTTTTGCGCTGCCATATACGCCGCCACCCACACCGTATCCGGGATGTACCCGATCAGATCATTGTCTCCGGTGTAGGTCTTGATGAGCTTTTCGATTGCCCACGCCTCATCCCCGGCATAAACGGGAATCGTACCCTCAGCGGCATCCCCTATCTGTGCGGCAAGATTCCCGAGCACCGGCGGCAGATCGCCGCCGGTCGGCGGGTCTGCGAGTGTAAACTCCAGCCCGTCTGCCGTTACCTTGCCCGCGATCTCCGTCTTGTCGGCCTCTGTCAGCGCGTAGTCGGCTCCGGGGTCGCCCTTGGCTCCGGGATCGCCCTTGGCTCCGGGATCGCCCTTGGCTCCGGGATCTCCCTTGGCTCCCTTGGCCGCGCACAGTTCCCACAGCTCGTCTACACCCGGCTCGTCTCCGGCCGTGCTGTCGGCATCGTCTATCCAGACGTAGCAGCTGCCGTTGTGCTCCACGGCGTCGAGCTTGGCGTATGACGTCGAGGCATCCCACGCCCCTCGCCAGTGGAAGGGCTTGCCGTCCTTGCCCGGTGCGCCCGCTGCGCCCTTGAGGCTTTCCAGCCACTCGGCCTCCGTGCCGGTGTAGCCGTGCGCCTTGGCGATCCCGTAGGCGCTCAGGTAATAGCCCTGCTCCACGGCCCTGCCGTATACCGGCCGGATGCACTTGGCAATGTGCCGCGCCAGATCGTTCCACGCGGTGTTGTACCGCTGCATCGTGTTGGTGTAGCGCTCGTACTCGCCGTTTGCAAAGTCGACCTGCGCCTCCATCCACATCAAATAGATCCCGTCGTAGGGATACGGCGCGGCCAGCGCCTCGGTTGGCGTCGCCGAATAAGGCGTGATCTCGCTCAAGGCCAGCAAAAAGATCTCGTGGAGGATCTGTCCCTCCACTTGGTTGAGCCAGTCCAGCAGGATCGTGTCGTCGATCTCCGCCGGGATCGGCTTGAGCTGCCGCAGCCGCTCAAACAGTACCGTCGCTGTCATGTTTCCCCCTCCGTTTCCGGCAGCTGCATGCCCTGGATCTCGCGCAGCAGCGCCAGCTTGTCGTCCATCGTCATCTCGCCGCCCGCGATCGCGGCTCTCGTCGGCGCGTCCGTGCTGATCTCCCGCCGCTCGCGCCAGTCATAGTTTGCCTGCAGCGCAAATTTTGCGCCCGCTGCGGAGTTTTTGTCCTCGAGCCGCTCCTGCAGGTACGTCTCGATCACCCGCTTGGCCTCGTCGCAGATCTCGTGCGTCTCATCGGCGGCCAGATACTTGCTCCACGTCTGTCGGCTGATGCCCAGCCGCCCGCACAGCCCCGTGATCGTCGGCGGGCTGACCCAACTCGTCCTGCTGGCTGGCGTCCCGTCCTCCGTCACCACGCGGACAAAGCGCGTCGCCGGGTGTCCGTACCGGTCAAACTCCGGCTGCCCGTCGTCGTCAAGCACCGGCTCCTCGCGGTATACCGGCTCCCGGTAGCGCAGCGCTGCAAAGTATTCCTGCACCGCGCGCCGAAGCGCTGCGGGCTTATAAGCCTTTTTCCGGCCCATGTGCATCCCTCCCTGTTTGCCGTTAGGATACCACGGTAGCCGTGTTAGTTGCCGTCAACTTTTGTGCCGCGTTACCATGCTTCATACAGCCGCTTGCGCGCCCGGTAGAGTGTGCTCTCGCTGACGCCGTGCGCGATCGCCGCCGCCTGCACCGTCATTTTGCCGCAGCACCAATCCCGCAGTGCAGCGGCGAAGGCCTCCTCGCCGTAGGCCGCCTCGAGCAGCTTGGCGTCGATCCGTTTTTTGCCCTTTTTGCCCATGTCCTCGTAGCTGAGCAGCGTAAAATAGATCAGGCCCTGCCGCCGGTACGGCAGGCGGATCCCGCTCATCCGCCGAAAACTCATCCCCTCGCCTCCCTTGTATGCACGATATCCGCTATACCGTTGCGGCATAGCGGTCCTGTCCCTGCCGGAGCGCCGCTCAGGCAGAGTCCTCCCGTATTAAGCTGGATATCCCATCCGCGCGCGCGTTTGTTTGGTCCGCGCCTGCGCATGCCCCCGCGCGGACCGCGAGTCAACTTTCTTTCTCGAGATTTTCGCCGTTTTCCAGCAGTTCGCGGGCCGTTAGTTTGTGCCCTCCGAGCTTTTTGCCGCGCTTGCGGGGCACGTAGCGCAGATATGCCCTGGCCTCGCCCTCGACGTATCTCTCCTCCAACACCCTCGCGCCCTTCGGCGCGCGCATCTTGGTGCACAGCACGACCTCGCGCTCCTCCGTCGTCGGCAGAGCGGCTCCGCGGCTGACCTTGTATTTTTTGCGGTCCGGCACGCGCCGCACTTGCCGGAGCATGTAGTAGGCGATCGGGCTGTAGTCGTCCTGCCCGCGGAGGCTGCGGATGTTGACGCTCCCGAGCGTCCAGGCGTCCCGCAGCGTATCCCAGCTGAGGCTCCCGTCCGTCTCCATGCAGATATGCACATGCAGGCGCACCAGCTCACCGGTGTCGCCGTCCATGTCGCTCGCCGAAAGCGTGTAAAACGGGATCCGGCCCTTGTCCTTGCGGCGCAGACGGCGCAGCCAGAGCATCGCCTGATGCTCTGCGGCATCGCGGAGCTTGTCGGGATCGTCTCCGGCTGTCTCGCGCAGCTTGTCGATCCCCTCGTCCGCAAAGCGGAGCGTCACGAGCAGCCCCTTGTCCGCCGTGCAGTTGCAGTTGAGCAGGCGTGCCAGGCGGCGGACGGCCGTGTTAAAATTTTGCTCCTGCTGCCGCGGCGTCGTCACGCCCGTCTTGCGCCCGCGCGGACGAGCGTTGTCGCCGACGTGATACCGCGTCTTTTCTGTAACTCCGTTTTTGCAACGGTAGATCCTCTCCATGATCTTCACCATGGTCTCCCTTCTCCCGCCACTGCGGGGCTATACATAAGCTTTTAGCAAGCCGATAAATACGCGCGTGCGCGCGTATTTAATATGGTATCACGCACGCGTGTGTTTCAAAAATCGCACGCATGCGTTACCCGTGTGTTCGGCTGTCAAGGTTCCCGTTTGTCGCCCTTCCGGCGGTTCCGGCGAGGCCCGATCCCCCGATCGGCCCCCGCCGCAGCCTCTGGCTGCGCTTATTTTATCCATTTTGTGCATTCTGCACAAATTTCAACTTTATTTTTGTGCATGTTTTTTCTTGTACCCTCTTGACGTGCCACTCAATGAGTGGTATGATAAGACCACCAAGAGGAGCTATGCTCCAAACCACAAAGCCCGCGGCCACCGGCCGCACGAATTGAAAGGAGATCATCATGGCAAAGCTCGAAAAGTATGGCCTGGGCCTCAAGGGCCTCAAAGCTGCATGCACGCGAACCAAAAACTGCCGTCCCTACTTCGGCGGCTATGGGGTCTATTACGATCGCCGCAACGACAAGGTCCTCACGACTCACTACCGGAACGAGGATACCTACCGTTGCAATAAGTATTCTGACAAGGACATCATCAATATTTGCTACACCACGGAGCCCATGACTATGCAGAGGATCGCGGACGCTATCCATGCCTGCACGGAACTTACCCTCACCCTCACGCAGCATCCCCGCGTCCCGGAGCGCTGCAGTATGCGCGGCCGGGTCTGGTTCGAGGCCGACGCTGTTGACGCTGACGGCCGCCATTACATTGTCTTTTGGAATGTCGTCGATGCATCCTGCATGCACAGTCGCGATGACATCGACGGAGCTTACCTCGATTGGCGTCACCCTAACGCCGTTTCCGACCCCGACGGAGATTTTATCGATAGCGTTTTAGCAGTCCGCGGCGTGGACGGCGAGACCTACTACCCCTACTACCCCATTGATCACTTCTGGCCTAAGCCTTGGGATTATCAGTTGGAGGAGCTCTATCCGCGGCTGGAAGCCAAAATCGAAGAATATATCTACGGGAGGTAATCATCATGACTATCAATCAGTACCGCTCCTGCATCGCCGAGGTATTTGCCTACGCCGAGCGCGATTTCTTCGTCTCCGATCTCGCGCTCTCCGAGATCTGGGGCGACGCCCCGGAGGCCCCCATCCCCGAATCCCGTATAGCCGCTCTCGGCCAGATCTGGGATGCCGCGCATCGTACCGTCCCAGAGATTGCAGCCGCCGCCGGTTTCAGTTGCCGCAAACTGGCGGAACGGTTTGGCATCCCGTACCGCACCGTCGAGCAGTGGTCGGCAGGGCATCGCGAGAGCGCCCTGTATCTCCGCCTGATGATGCAGGAGTGCCTCGGCCTCCTGCCCAGCCCGGATGCCCTGGCCCCGGCCGAGTCCGATCCCCCCGAGGAGGGCTGACTTTGCCTAATATCCTACCACCAAACCCGTGTCGGTTGCTGTCATCTTTCCGGCCGTTCCGCTCGGCCCCGCATCCCTGCGGCGCTGAGCGCAGCGCCCGTCCGGGAGCCTCCTGTGAGGCTCCCGGCTTTTTGTTTTTTACGGCTACGGCAAATACCCCGCCGCCCGCATCGCCTCCGTGGAGATCGCGACTTTGGCGTCCATCACGTCCTCCCACCCGGCCTCTCCGTGCGCCGCCACGGCCAGCCGCGCGTCTGTCGGGCAGTAGGCCCGCTCCTCATATACGCGCCCGTCCCGCAGGATCACCTGCATCGGTACCGGCTCCGTAAAAAAATACTTGTCCCGCGCCATCTCACAGCCCCTCCGGCAGCGGCGGCAGCCATCCGACGTTATCGCACCATCCGCGCAGCTTGCCGTATGACCCGTAGGCCTTGGCCCCGTTGTCCCATAGGTACCTCGCCAGCGCCTCGATCTCGTCGAGGCCCCAGCCCTCGAGGATCGGCTCCTCGGCCGCCTCTCGCGCTCGGGCGATCGCCAGCAGCTCCGCCCCGCTCTGCACGCCGCAGGCGCGCGGGATCGTCCGCCCCGCCGCCTCGCACGAGGCGCAGATCCATACCTGCGTCGGCTCCATCTCCCGCCCGCAGCACCGGCACAGGCGCGGCTTGTGCCGCCTCTGCCGGCCGCGCGTCCGCATCGGGTTCCGTACCCCCTTGCCCGAGTTTGCCATCTCCGTCATCTCCTCTTTTTTGTGTAGTCGATCTCCCGGATGTAGGGATGCCGCACGGCAAACGGCACCGTCGCCTCGCCAAAGATCTC